ATGTACAGTCCGGTACAAATAGCCAATAAATTCATAACGTTGGGAAACCAACATCATAATCCTCTGACCCACATGCAACTGCAGAAGCTTACTTATATTGCCCATGGTTACTATTTAGCATTAACAGGTAAGCCTTTGCTCAATGAATGTGTCTCCGCGTGGAAGTACGGTCCAGTTATTCCTGGAATGTACGATGCTTTCAAAGACTATGGGAATAAACCTGTTACGAATGTAGCAGTAGCTCCTTTTGGTGGCATCGTTACTATGGATCCGCAAGCAGAGAGCATTATCGGGGCTGTTTATAAGTTTTACGGCTCGAAAAATGGAATTGAGTTATCAACTCTAACTCATATGCCAGGTACGCCTTGGTCACAAGCTTATAATGGTATTGGCTCGTCGATCATCTCAAATGATGCGATCAAGGCTTATTATCATGATTTATTGAATAACCGACAGCAATGTCAGGGCCTCTGAAAAAGTAATATTCAGGGATGACATGTCTCATAATTCAGATATCTATAAACTGATCGGAGCGGCCGCAGGTGTTGAAAATGGTCGCTCTGAAGCATCCTTAAACTCTACTGACAGTCAAGAGCAGGCTTTTGAATCCGCATTTGAGCCGTCTAATCATGAACGCGATGATGATTCTTCTTCAGAAAATAAGGCTATTCTGGAGGAAGAAGAGTTTGGTTCTAATACTGGTGCATTGCATGAGTTTATGCAGCAGAACAGAATGGACAGTCTTCAAGCTCAGCTTGATATGCTCAAATCACAAGTACGGGATAAGATAGCTGACGCAACTGGTAAAGAAATAGACAATGAGCTCCGGACAAAAATGGCATCATTCACGGTTTGGTTTATGTCGTGTTGGTGCTTATTCGTTGTCGCAATGTTTACATCGTTTCTTATTGCACATGAAGGAAAGGCTCCAGTTGAAGCGATCGTTGCATTACTAGGTACAAGTACAATTAGTATTGTTGGTTTGGTTGGTTTCGTTGTTAGTGGATTGTTCAAATCAAGAAAAGATAGTGATAAAGAAAAATAACCCGTACATATACGGGTTATCCATAGTTTTAGTTTAGTTATATTTTTTTTCCGTTCTGACTTTTTCCCACTCAGCTCGCCCTTCTTCCCGTCTTTTGTCAATATATTCCGCAAGATCCTGAATGTTGATGCAGCGTTTTGCTTTTTGTGATGTACCGATGCGATATGTAGGTACAGGCAACTTACAAGCGTTTGCTTTTGCTTCTGCTGTGGCTGGACTCATACCAAAGTATTTTTGACTAACTGCTGAGAGTTCAATGTTTGGGGTATTGAATTCAGCCATCAGTAAAAACAAGGTATTCATATCATTTCTCCATCATAACCGGCTGCACCCGGTGAGTTACTTATTCATTTCAATAATATTATTTTCTATCATTGATTTATTTAAAACCAAAGAAGGAGCAAGATGGTTGTCTATTTTAAACAATGCATAACTTTTAAACTGTTGGTGATATCCGTAACTAATAAGGATGCTAGAAAAATCTCTTAATTCATCTTCTTTTAAAAAATTAAAATGAAATGGGTTGTCACCATTTATGAACAATGAAACATCTATTATGCAGTATTTCTCTCTGTTGTCATTTGCATAGAAAAAAATATAAGACATTCTGTTTGTTAAGACAATGCCATTAAATTTTCTTATGTCTGTAGCTATTTTGTTTTCCATGTTTGGTGCCACATATTTATTTTCAGAAATACATTTAATTTCATCTCCAGATGTCGTGATTATATAAAAATGAAACTTATCATAAATATCTAACTTAACTACGCCATCATTATTATAAAGGCTGCTAAATTTTGGTGGTTCAACTTTTAAAGAATCATAGTTCTTTAAAAGAAGAGGGGAGTCAAATTTAATAACTTGTAGTATCCCTTTACCTTCAACCTCCATATTGATTGAAGATATAGCAATTGCATTATCTCTTTTATTATTCAGGATTATGGTTGATATATGCATGTCATATATTCTACTTGCATTTGCTGAATACGACACTGTCACCTTTTTTGATATTTTTTGCACGCCAAAATATATAGTGAAGGCAGCGGCAAGAATAGATAAGAATTTAATGTCAAATAAGGACCATAGCCACATTAGTTGCTCAATTGCTTCAGAGTTAATCATTTGCTTTACCATTATCGCTGTAATACAACACATGTGTATATATACGCAATGCAATTATTTTGCAAGTGCTTCATTTACTATCAATAGCTTCGTCACGTTATTGTTTAATGGTTCTTTATAGGGGCGGCAATAGTTAAAATTATCGCTTCCGTAAACGCCCCCGCAGGGGCATTTGCAGTAATGAAATCAGGCGGTGAAAGTACCAATAAAGGTTTCTACTTTGCTGTCTTTGAATTTCTCAACAAGCAGATCACGAAATTCGTTAGCCATTTCTTCCTGTACCGCTTCCAGCTGAATAATGCGCAGAACCAGTACAGGACGATCGCCAGTGATAATGCTGAGGCGTAATTTAAACGGACGTTCTTTCAGACCTTCAAACGGAGCGCATTTAAATTCAAATGCCACTGGCATAATGTCTTTGGTCTTCGCTTCGACAGACTCCATCAGGGAGCGTTTGCCGCTGAAGTCATTATCTTCAAAATCAGCGGTCTGGTTCGCTTCAATTGTGATTTTACGGATCGCCGCAGCCGCTTTGGTTGCCTGAATGGCGTCACCATTAGCATCAAAGCCCACAAGGTAGTCGGCCCAGTCTTCAATCCATTCTGCCAGTGACTTCTGGGAGTTACGCTCGCCGTTAACAGACAACAGAGCAGAGAACGGTGCTGTCTTTTTCAGTTTGAGAGTGGCGGTGTTATCTGCGTGACCTGGTTCATCAATAGTACCCAGGTTAAGCACACTGACGGCACGCATATTATCGGCATCGATAAAGCAGCGGGTGCCTTCATCTGCAAGAACTTTAGAATAACGGGTAAAGTCATCGATGCTGGCAGTGGAAAGCGCACCACGGAAACGGAAGCGATTTAAATTAAATTTTTCCAGATCATGAATGCGGAAATTCTCAGGCAATGCCACAGCATCGGCACCAATCTTACTGATAATTTCATTAACACCCTGAGCAGAAATAAGGGCATGGATTTGATTAATTGCGGTTGCGTCTAAGTTCTGAGACATAATAAGTCCTCACTATATAAAGATATTCAGTGATGAGATAAATAATCAGTTTATTAGAACGATATTAACGACCTGCTGCGCGGAGTTTTCCGTCAGGTTCACCGGCAAGAGTCAGTAATTGTCCCTGGTCCTCCTGCAGAATAGTCAGGCGACCACCGCGATTGACATACATCGGCGTTTCGGTGGTGTCTTCTTCGGAAATTTTCCCGCGGTTAGTCGGGCGAACATATGAGAGTTTGTGTTTGATTTTCACACGGTTCTCATCAAATGGTTCGATTTCCAGGTTGAGTGAGACCTTACCTTTGGTTTTCGTGTTCATCACACCGGAAGCGACTTCACTGAGAACTGCGCCGATTTTGGTTTCAAATACGCCGCCGTCCAGCTCCCCGATAAATGCCTGCACATCAGTACTGCGTTCGCTAGCCATTTTGCTGCTCCTCATCATATCGACCCTGCAAGGTCGGTTGGTTTCTCCACAAAACAGAGAAGAACACCTGCGGTGGCAGCCGCCCGGATGGATTGGGTTATGAGCCCGTCGTCCGGTGATGCTCTTCTCTGTTTTGTAAAAAGAGCGGTACCAGCCGGAAGCAAGTGTACAAACTGGTACCGCCAAAGCAGTGGCTGTTGTGGTGGGGTTGTCACTCAGGCGTATGGTCAACCTGACAATCCGGTGTCCTCAACGGGGAAAGAGTAACCCCGCCATACTTACCGCCGCGCCATTTCGCGGATTACCACAACGCTGAGAGCACTTAGCCAGTTACGGCACCACACTTTGTCGCGGTTCCATAAATGCCCTCATCGTTGCACCCTGGTCTCTTCCCAGGCGTCAAACCGGATCGCCACGCTGGTTAGGCGTCTTATCAGCATCATCATTGACTTGCACATTCCGGCTACCTGGTTTGTTTGCCCGAGCAAGGAGTGGATTGTCCCCTTTAACGTCCCCAGACCGCTAACGACGCATGTGCCATACGCCGTGTTACAACCAAATTTAGTTTAATCTTGCCTGTGTTATGTATCCTATAGATACATTATGTATCTCAAGGGTACATTGTCAAGTATAAAAAAACCTGCCGAAGCAGGTTATAAATATTGATTAGGCCTTTATTTTGTATCTTCTTGGTTTTCCTGAGAAAATCACTGTACCAATTATAGAGCAATTACCGTTGATCTTAATGTAAGGTTCAGGCCAGTTTGGGTTTAATGCTTTGAGGTAACGCTGTGTTCCATCTTCTATCAACCGCTTGAAGGTGGTTTCGCCTGTATCGTGCATCAATGCAATAACGTCGTCACCGTGGCAGGCAGGGACTTCAGGATCAACAAAAATCATGTCTCCCGGGCGGTACTCATCAATCATTGAATCACCAATCACCCGCAAGATATAAGTCATTTCGCCACAGGGTACAGGGCAGGGATAAGTTTCTGCTGTGCTCAAATCAACCTCAGAATAGCCAACTTCTTTCCATGCTCCGGCCTGTACCCATGATATGACAGGGACTAACGTTATTTGTTTGTTAGTGATTGAAACGTCAGGTTTTTTTGTGATGTTCGTTGTCTGGTGTTCTTGATCAAGCCATCCGACAGGCAGGTCGAAACATTTTTCGATGTGCCGTGCCATGCTGTCACCGATATTTTTAGTTGCACCATCTCCCATAAACCTGCTGGTCTGGGTTGGCTCGCGATCAATCATGGTGGCAAAGGAAGAATTCCCGCCAACACCATCTCTCAGTTTTCTGGCGTTAGACCGCCGGATGTCATGGACTGTTTTCATAAAGAAATTAAAACCTTTGTACCGATAAGGTACAAGTATCTTGAAGGTTCATCTCAATCATGTAATATGTATACCGGAGGTACATGTTGTATGAAAGCGTATTGGGACTCTTTAACCAAAGAACAGCAGGGTGAGTTGGCCGGAAAAGTTGGCTCAACACCAGGCTACTTACGGCTGGTTTTCAATGGTTATAAAAAAGCCAGTTTTGTGCTGGCTAAAAAACTTGAGCAATGCACGTCAGGTGCAATTACGAAATCTGACTTAAGACCGGATATCCCACAGCCAGTATCAGCGATTTGCTGGTTGTGGTGATGAAGAAATCCACAGCAGGTATCACGATTAGCTGAATTTTCATAACCCATATGCGGGCGCCATTTCTGGCGCCTTTTTTATTGCAGAAAAGCGAGAGGTAATTATGCGTAAACTTTATGCCGCCATTTTGTCCGCAGCCATCTGTCTGGCCGTATCCGGTGCGCCTGCATGGGCGTCTGAACATCAGTCCACGCTGAGCGCGGGCTATCTTCATGCCTCGACGAACGTTCCCGGCAGCGATGATCTGAACGGGATTAACGTGAAATACCGTTATGAGTTTACGGACACACTAGGGCTGGTGACGTCATTCAGCTATGCAGGAGACAAGAATCGCCAGCTGACTCATTACAGCGATACCCGCTGGCATGAAGATTCCGTGCGTAACCGCTGGTTCAGCGTGATGGCGGGGCCGTCTGTGCGCGTGAATGAATGGTTCAGCGCGTATGCGATGGCGGGTGTGGCTTACAGCCGTATTTCGACTTTCTCCGGGGATTATCTCCGCGTAACTGACAACAAGGGGAAAACGCACGAAGTGCTGACCGGAAGTGATGACGGTCGCCGCAGCAACACGTCTCTGGCGTGGGGGGCTGGCGTGCAGTTTAACCCGACCGTATCCGTGGCCATTGATATTGCTTATGAAGGCTCCGGCAGTGGCGACTGGCGCACTGACGGTTTCATCGTGGGTGTCGGTTATAAGTTCTGATTAGCCAGGTAACACAGTGTTATGACAGCCCGCCGGTTCAGGCGGGCTTTTTTGTGGGGTGAATATGGCAGTAAAGATTTCAGGTGTACTGAAAGACGGTGCAGGTAAACCGGTACAGAACTGCACAATCCAGCTGAAAGCAAAACGTAACAGCACCACGGTGGTGGTGAACACGGTGGCATCTGAAAATCCGGATGAAGCCGGGCGTTACAGCATGGACGTTGAGTACGGTCAGTACAGCGTTATTCTGTTGGTGGAAGGCTTCCCGCCATCGCATGCCGGGACCATCACCGTGTATGAAGACTCACAACCGGGTACGCTGAATGATTTTCTCGGTGCCATGACGGAGGATGATGCTCGTCCGGAGGCACTGCGCCGCTTTGAACTGATGGTGGAAGAGGTGGCGCGTAACGCGTCCGCAGTGGCACAGAACACGGCAGCCGCGAAGAAGTCAGCCAGCGATGCCAGCACATCAGCCCGGGATGCGTCGGCTTCAAAAGAGGCAGCAAAATCATCAGAAATGAGCGCAGCCTCTTCGGAAACGGCGGCAGGAAATTCCGCGAAGGCCGCAAAAACGTCTGAGACGAATGCGGATAACAGCGCACAGGCGGCAGCGGCCTCACAAACTGCATCGGCAAACTACGCGACAGCCGCCAAAAAATCAGAAACCAACGCGAAAAATAGCGAGGCAGCAACAAAGAGCAGTGAAACAAACGCGGCGAAATCTGCGGCGGACGCACTTAATTATCGCAACCAGGCGCAATTAATTGTTGGCGATAATATCGGTCTTGGCTCAGCCCCGCGTGATTGTCCTGATATTTCCGGCAACCCATCAGGGTATATCGGATTTATGCGCATTATGAGTAATGCAAAAGGCTTTCCATCGATTGCATCCGGTGAAAGCAGTCTTACGGGGTTTATTAGTCAGGTAGATGGAACACCAGCGTATACAGGTGTATTTCAGGGATGGGCTACGCGCTCGCTTTATACTTATCGCTGGAATCCGACAATAGGCCCGCAATGGACACGCCACGCAAGAAAAGATGAGGTTATCCGATTTCAGCGTTCAAGCGACACAAGAACCATCATTTTATCTACTGACGTTCAGGCGGACGGCTGTTACTTACAGGTTGATGCTGACGGTCAGTGGGGCGCATTTAACCCTAAAGCTGGTAGATGGCAACCGCTCGCAGTTGCGCAAGGTGGCACAGGGGCGAATGATGCAAGTACAGCGCGCTCTAAACTTGAAGTCATGTTTGAAGCAAAAACTGGCCTTGATGCGAATACGAACTTAAACGATATAAAAGGTACTACAGCCGGTTTTTATTACCAACCAATGTCTGCCAACGCAAAGCCAGAACTAAATTACCCGATACAGCTTGCTGGTGCATTGTTAGTGCAAAGAACTGGTGCTAATGGTAGTGATGGTTGTATCCAGAGCTATTTTGTATATAACAATTCATCAATTCTTTATAGAAGGATATATACCAGCACACAAGGTTGGAGTGTATGGAAAAAAATAGTATTAACAGAAAGAATTGAAGAAGGCGAATCGACTACTTACGTTTATTCGAATTACTCACCATCAGCGCCACGACTTCAGGTGTCAACATCTGGATTGTGGGGTTGCCATAACGGATCGTCATGGGTTCCATTACCTATTGGACAAGGAGGCACTAATGCGGCAACTGTTGATGGTGCCAGAACGAATCTTGGCTTAGGTAGGAACAACAGCCCTCAACTTAACAGTCTATTTCTTGATAGATATAGTGATTCGACCAATACATACACATCTAGTGGAATTCTCCATACAAGACTGTTAGCAACTGACAGCACTGTGCGTCTTGGTGCTGATATGTATGTTGAGACTTTATCAAATGAGCCAGGTCAATTAACAATAAGGTTTACATACGATGGTTCAACTGGTGCTTCAAAATATCTAAACCTTAACTCAGAAGGTAATTTAATTGTAGATAGTGCGATACTGAGATCAACGGTTGAAAAACCTTTACAAATAAGGAGCGCTAACCCAGCAATAAGATTTAATGAAACAGATCGCCCGGCTAACACGCCTACTTATACTCTCATTGCTAATGCTGGTGACTGGTTTATTCAGAAACGCGATTATGATGATGCCGGAAGCGTTAGTAACGCAATTGCATATAATTTCGCAAACGACAGAATTGATGTGCAAAATCTTAAAGCGTCTGGGTTAATTACAGCTAACTCAGGAATCGCAACATTAACAGGTCATGACTGGAACGCTCAGCATACTGATAACGTCGACAAATTTAGACCAATTGCAGGCAGTACAAACGGCCCGGCAGGCTCTATGGTTCTTGGCGGCATTCATGTTCAATTTAGTAAAAATTATGCTGTGCAGTTCGGAGGCCGCAATTCCGGTTTTTGGGGAAGAACAATTGAAAATGGAACGACGCAGGAATGGAAGAAATTACTAACAGTAGACGATCTCAATTCATCTACCGATCTTGCTGTCAGGTCATTAACCACATCTAACCCGGTAAAATCTGGCGGAGGGCGAATTGATGTCCTTGGAAGCACGTCAGACTATAGCAAAATGGATTGCTTTGTACGTGGGTTTGATAGCACCGGTAATTCTCTCGCGTGGGCGTTGGGTTCATCAGTCGGCGTAAGTAAGATGCTGTCGCTAAAAAATTTCTTTAGCGGAGCTGAGATACTGCTAAATGGTAATGACGGCGCGGTTCAACTCAAAACAGGTGCTGTTAACGGTGCTAAAGCGCAGGCGCTCACTATCAACAAGGATGAGGTTAACTCAACTGTTGATTTAACTCTTACAAAACAAACAGGGACTGGCAATCGTTTTGTTTTACAGAACTTAGGTAATACAGAACTACCATTTGCTGTCAAGGTGTGGGGTTCAGGTGATCGACAAAACGTTTTTGAGGTTGGAACGTCTGCCGCGTATCTGTTTTATGCTCAAAAAACATCGTCAGGTCAGCTGTTTGATGTAAACGGTGCTATTAACTGTACAACACTGAATCAGTTATCAGACCGCGAGCTGAAAGACAATATTCAGATTATCAGTGACGCAACCGAAGCTATCCGTAAAATGAACGGGTACACCTACACACTTAAGGAAAACGGACTGCCTTACGCTGGTGTTATTGCACAGGAAGCAATGGAGGCAATACCGGAAGCGGTAGGCTCATTCACTCATTACGGTAAAGAGTTGCAGGGACCAACGGTTGACGGCAATGAATTACGTGAAGAAACACGTTATCTGAATGTTGACTACGCCGCCGTGACGGGCTTACTTGTTCAGGTCGCCCGTGAAACAGATGATCGCGTTACCGCGCTGGAAGAAGAAAACGCAGAATTAAAACAAAGATTATCTGCAATTGAGGCGGCGCTTGCCTCTAAATAATATTAAGGGGCTGTGCGCCCCGTTTTATTGGGTAGGATGAAAATGGGTATAACACCTTTCCTTCATGCACTTTGTGCTGTGGCTGCGCAGATACTGGTGGGGCTTTTTACCGGAAACTGGGTTTACGGAGCGATAGCCAGTTGTACGTTCTTCATTGCGGGCGAACACACCCAAGCATAATATCGCTGGATTGAAATGTTCGGGCATGGCAAGCGGATTAACATGCCGTGGTGGGGCGGTTTTGATCCACGCGCATGGGATGTGGCAAGCCTGATGGATTTTGCTGTGCCGATGGTAGCGTGTCTTCTGATCTGGCTGTTGATCCGTTGAACATAAAAAGCCGCAGCAACTTGCCATGGCAGGATACTGCGGCTGGTTTGTGAGTTTAAATAGTGTGTTTATTGCGATATATTTTAATGACTTAATGGATTACATATCTATGATATTCCTGAAATATCCTCTTCAAGCTCTTTTACTGATTTCGCAATTTTAAATTTAAACTTCCTCTCTATTTCACTATTGCTAAGTTTTTTTTCCTTCTCTTTACCTATCCACATAGAAACAAGTTCTCGTTTCTGAGATATATGTAGATTGTCAAAGTTAGGTATGTATTTAAAAGTCTCCGCTCTACCTCTGCGGAGTTCATAGAAAGTTTTAATCAAAGATTTTGGTTTTATTTCTGATGAAAGGCCGAATCGGCGGATAAGATTATTGATAGTATGATTAACAGAGCGAAGTTGAGCTGTTGAGGTTATTTGTGAGAAGTACGATACCCATCCCAATCGTTTACCTTCAAACACACATCCCGTAATTCTGAGATTTAGTTTCCACTGACAATATGCAACAGCTCGTTCTTTATCACGCTTACTTTTAGCTTGTAGTAGAGCGTGCCTATATGCAGTAAAAATTTTTGCTAAGGATGACTCAAATCTAAGAATGCTCTCATGTTTTATCAATAATTCTCGATTTTCTATGTGGTATCCCAAAAAGTTAAAACTTTCATCCAAACTGCCTACTTTGGATTTTGAGTTCTCTTCATTTAATGGATGTGGGTTTAAATTTAATGATTGAAGCTTATCAATGATATGAGAAGCTATTTTTGTTGCTTGATATTTTGGTGTTAAAATAAGAATGTCATCAACGTATCGCATGTACCATATGTCATGCATTTTATTGATTTCATCATCGAAATTAGATAGTGATATTTCAGCTAAAATGTTTGATATCGCTAATCCCTGAGGTACTCCTCTGGTATTATTAGGGATACCTTTGCTTCCTGTGGTTCCACTTACAGTAGGCACGATTAATGATGATGTTATTAACTGTCTAATTTCTTTTTTCTAATTTTATTTTTTATTGCATTAATTATCAATTTATGTTCAATTGAAGGATAGAAACTTTTAAGATCTATTTTTGCATATTCAGCATATAGACTGTTGTTTAATGCTTCTTTCAATGAGTCAATTACTGTATGTGGTAGTTTTAATCTGGACTTAGGATATATTTCCGTAAGGCATTCACAGAGAGCTCTAAGAGTAATTCTGTCCCTAGCAGTTGGTATGGAAATCTGTCTGGGTGTAGAGTTAGCGCCTTTAGATATTAATTTTTCTTTATATGCTGTAAATTTGTAATTGCCAGAATTAACCTTTTCAAAAATGAAAGTGATCTCATTTTTTATTGTCAAATCAAGTTTTGATGGGCGAATCCGATCTATGCCAATCGCTCCTGATTCTTTGATTTTTTCAGAGTATACTTTTAGAAGATTTTTTTTCGAGAATGACTTTTTAAAAATTCTGCTTGCAGTCATAGTCAATCCAAAGATATATTAATGGGAGTATATAAAGTGCGGCAGTAATAAATATTCGAAGTAATATCCATAAAATAACAATTATTTTTTCTTTTTGTGTGGGGATCCTCGTCTTAAGTCCAACTTGAGTTACCCTTGAAATTTTATCATCTATGTCACGGTGATTCTCAACCTCATTGAGCAAATTAAAATATTTTTCTTTCTGTTCAAGAGATAACTGTTGACTGGTGGTAATGTCAAAATAGAGTCGCTGTAGTGCAATATAATTCCTTCTCATGGCTATTGCTCGACCACGAAAATCTAGGTTAGATACGATCAGAGAAATACCCAGTAGAGCCACTGAAAGTATCGCCGCAACGACATCTGTATTATCTCCTAGAACCTTTGGAAATCGCAACGTTACAATTGAAAGTACCGCACTCAATATAGCATACCAAACGAGGATAAATTGAGAGTGTTTTTCAAGCCATTCTAGTCGATGGTGCGCTTGGATACGTGCTTTATATGTAAACCAAATATTGTCATGCATAAAAGATCCTTTTTAAAAGCGGAAGGGGCAGGATATATTGGAACCGTTGAACATCCTGCCCGGCAGGATCAGTGAGCATAAGCTCAACAGTAAAATATTACTGTTCATTATCAGAGCCGCCCTTGCATGCGCAAGAGGAAAAACCTGCCCCATCCCTTTGAATTATTACAATTTAATGATCTTAAAGTCAATACAAGTGAATGGTGTCCAGAGATGATGAATAGACTGGCCCCCTGAATCTCCAGACAACCAGTATCACTTAAATAAGTGATAGTCTTAATACTAGTTTTTAGACTAGTCATTGGAGAACAGATGATTGATGTCTTAGGGCCGGAGAAACGCAGACGGCGTACCACACAGGAAAAGATCGCAATTGTTCAGCAGAGCTTTGAACCGGGGATGACGGTCTCCCTCGTTGCCCGGCAACATGGTGTAGCAGCCAGCCAGTTATTTCTCTGGCGTAAGCAATACCAGGAAGGAAGTCTTACTGCTGTCGCCGCCGGAGAACAGGTTGTTCCTGCCTCTGAACTTGCTGCCGCCATGAAGCAGATTAAAGAACTCCAGCGCCTGCTCGGCAAGAAAACGATGGAAAATGAACTCCTCAAAGAAGCCGTTGAATATGGACGGGCAAAAAAGTGGATAGCGCACGCGCCCTTATTGCCCGGGGATGGGGAGTAAGCTTAGTCAGCCGTTGTCTCCGGGTGTCGCGTGCGCAGTTGCACGTCATTCTCAGACGAACCGATGACTGGATGGATGGCCGCCGCAGTCGTCACACTGATGATACGGATGTGCTTCTCCGTATACACCATGTTATCGGAGAGCTGCCCACGTATGGTTATCGTCGGGTATGGGCGCTGCTTCGCAGACAGGCAGAACTTGATGGTATGCCTGCGATCAATGCCAAACGTGTTTACCGGATCATGCGCCAGAATGCGCTGTTGCTTGAGCGAAAACCTGCTGTACCGCCATCGAAACGGGCACATACAGGCAGAGTGGCCGTGAAAGAAAGCAATCAGCGATGGTGCTCTGACGGGTTCGAGTTCTGCTGTGATAACGGAGAGAGACTGCGTGTCACGTTCGCGCTGGACTGCTGTGATCGTGAGGCACTGCACTGGGCGGTCACTACCGGCGGCTTCAACAGTGAAACAGTACAGGACGTCATGCTGGGAGCGGTGGAACGCCGCTTCGGCAACGATCTTCCGTCGTCTCCAGTGGAGTGGCTGACGGATAATGGTTCATGCTACCGGGCTAATGAAACACGCCAGTTCGCCCGGATGTTGGGACTTGAACCGAAGAACACGGCGGTGCGGAGTCCGGAGAGTAACGGAATAGCAGAGAGCTTCGTGAAAACGATAAAGCGTGACTACATCAGTATCATGCCCAAACCAGACGGGTTAACGGCAGCAAAGAACCTTGCAGAGGCGTTCGAGCATTATAACGAATGGCATCCGCATAGTGCGCTGGGTTATCGCTCGCCACGGGAATATCTGCGGCAGCGGGCTTGTAATGGGTTAAGTGATAACAGATGTCTGGAAATATAGGGGCAAATCCATGAACTTAATGAACAAACCACTCGTCAGCAGACTCCCAGGTATCTTTCAGAGTCTCCTGAACAAAAGTTTTAGCTGAATCTTTATCAGCGGTGCGCGTAACAGAAAGGCCATCGTTGCTGGTGGCTTTTACGATCACTTCTACATCGTCATAACGTTTACTGATGCGTCGGGTTAATTCTTCCTTTAACGCATCCACAGCACCGGTTGGCATTTTAGTCATTTTTTCTTTGGCTATGCAGATTTCAATACGCATAAAAGTCCCCTACACTGTATTTGTATACAGTATTATTTTTAACTGTATGGATAAACAGTGTCAAGAGGTCTTATTTCTGCTCCTTTGGAGTTCTTCAAAACGATTATGTAAAGATTTCGGATACAGTTCGGTATATACCTGCCATAGCACGTTTAATGAACGATGCCCTGTAACCTGAGCGACTTCCTCAATACTAAAACCAGCCTCAAATAAGCGACTTGCCCCTTCTCTACGCAAATCATGGTATCTCAGATCTTTAATACCTAATTTGCTTCTTACCCTCTGAAATCCTGCGGTAACAGAAGTGCTGTTATATGGAAAAATGAATTCTGATTTTTTGGGTTGTCGCTGGACGATATCCCAGGCTTCCCCAAGCAAGGCAACTTTCATATGGTTGCCTTCCTTTTTACGTGGATCTTTCCTGTCTCTTACTAGTATAGATTTTTGTTCCTGGTCGAGATCTTCCCATCGTAACCGGCATACTTCTCCGATTCGCATACAGGACCACACAGAAAATTTGAGGATATCAACGAACGGAATTTTTGAGCATTTATGAGTAGATCGTTGTTGAAGGCCTTCAATGAGCATGTTCAGTTCATCAGATGCTGGTCTACGATTACGACGGTTTGATTTACCAATCAAACCGAGTTTAAGTAGATATGGACGAGCGCTTTTCGCCGGGTTTGATGTGTAATTGATTCCGTATACAGGTTTTGCCGCATCCAGAACACTGCCAAGATAACTAACATCGTGGCTGACTGTTGCTGGGCCTGCACCAGCGTTGTTTCTTAGCCTGCAATGTTCAATTACGTCATTTTCTGTCAGTTCAGATAGTTTGATCGCGGAGATGTCACTATCCATAAGCAGTTCCAGCACATATCTTTTAGTACGGCCTGCTTTACCTCCGGCATTTGGGTCATTTAAATATTTGTGTAGTAAGTCACGGACTGTAAGTCCGTCAACAGCATTTGATGATGGAATGCCATATAGATCTAATTCCATCACTTTCTGTGCGCCCCATGTTTTGGCATGAGCATGTTTAGGGAATGTTTTGCTTTCCCTGTAAGTGATAACACCTTTTTCTTTGATAATCACATTACAGCGATAGCGTGGTGTGCCATCGGATTTTAGTCGTTTCTCTATGTTATAGTACGCCATTACACGACCTCGTTATTTCGGGTTCCCATAAAGCGTGGGAACCTGTGCGGGAACCTAACGCGAGAAAAATAGCCTGAAATGTTCAAAAATGCACGATAATCCTGAAACACAGAAAACTAATCAAACCAGCGTGATGCCTGAAAAAACTGGCGCTTACTGGAGTTCTCGGTTTAGCATTGCTCCTATGCTCGACTGGACGGACAGACATTGCCGCTATTTCTTGCGTCTGCTTTCCCGCAATACGTTGCTGTATACCGAAATGGTGACCACAGGGGCGATTATTCACGGTAAAGGTGATTACCTGGCGTACAGTGAAGAAGAACATCCGGTAGCGTTGCAACTCGGCGGTAGCGATCCGGCGGCGCTGGCACAGTGTGCGAAGCTGGCAGAAGCGCGTGGATATGATGAGATCAACCTGAATGTCGGCTGCCCGTCTGACCGGGTGCAGAACGGCATGTTTGGTGCGTGTCTGATGGGTAATGCGCAGCTGGTTGCCGACTGCGTGAAAGCGATGCGCGATGTGGTGTCGATTCCAGTGACGGTGAAAACGCGTATTGGCATCGATGACCAGGACAGCTATGAATTTCTCTGCGATTTCATCAACACCGTTTCCGGCAAAGGCGAGTGTGAGATGTTTATCATCCACGCACGTAAAGCCTGGCTTTCGGGGTTAAGCCCGAAAGAAAACCGTGAAATCCCGCCGCTCGATTATCCGCGTGTGTATCAACTGAAGCGTGACTTTCCGCATCTGACAATGTCGATTAACGGTGGTATCAAGTCGCTGGAAGAGGCCAAAGCACACCTGCAACATATGGATGGCGTGATGGTCGGGCGCGAGGCGTATCAGAATCCGGGTATTCTGGCGGCGGTAGACCGGGAGATCTTTGGTTCCTCGGATACCGATGCCGATCCAGTGGCGGTAGTGCGCGCCATGTATCCGTACATTGAGCGTGAACTCAGCCAGGGGACGTATCTCGGCCATATTACCCGGCATATGTTGGGCTTGTTCCAGGGTATTCCTGGCGCGCGGCAGTGGCGGCGTTATTTAAGTGAAAATGCCCATAAAGCGGGTGCAGACATTAATGTGCTGGAACACGCGCTCAAACTGGTGGCGGATAAGCGTTAACTTTTCACCAAAAAGTAGTCAAATTCACCACGCCCTGCGCACCGTCGCGGGGCATTTTGCTGTTAAATCAATAGATTATTTTTGGCATGATTCTTGTAATGCCAGCAAGAGATTTCATATTTGGGAGAGCATCATGCTGGAACTACTTTTTGTGTTTGGCTTTTTTGTCATGCTGATGGTCACCGGCGTTTCGTTGCTGGGCATTATCGCCGCGCTGGTTGTGGCGACGGCCATTATGTTCCTCGGCGGTATGCTGGCATTGATGATTAAGTTGCTGCCGTGGTTACTACTGGCGATTGCGGTGGTGTGGGTTATTAAGGCGATTAAAGCACCAAAAGTGCCGAAATATCAGCGTTATGACCGCTGGCGTTACTAA